CCCGAGAAGGAGGAGTTCGCGGACGCGCCGGACCCGTTCGTCGCCGAATGGATCGAGATCGCGGCAGAGGCGATCCGAACCCCGGGCACGGCCAGCGCCGTAATCCCCATGCCGATCAAAGTTCCGTCCGAGTACGTCGACAAGATCAAGCACGTCGACTTCACCCTGAAGATCGACGAGAAGATCATCGAGAAGCGGGACTCGGCGATCAGGCGGCTCGCCTCCCAGCTCAACGTGCCTTCCGAAGTACTCCTCGGCATGGGCGATTTGAACCATTGGAACGCCTGGCTCAGCGACGAGACCTCCCTGAAAGTGGACGTCGCCCCAGACGCGGAACTCATCTGCCAGGCCATCACCACCGGCTACCTCCAGCCCCGCCTGAAAGCCAGCCACGTCGAAGACTGGGCGAACTGGGTCACCTGGTACGACATGTCAGAACTCACCCTCCGCCCCGACCGATCCGACGACGCCATCGCCCTGTACGACCGCCTGGAACTCAACGGCGCAGCCCTCCGCCGCGAAACCGGATTCAACGAAACAGACAAGCCGACCGACGAGGAACTCAAAGAGCAGGCCCTCAAGGTCATCATCCACACGCTGCCGTCCGGCGCTGGTAGCGCGCTCACCGAACTCATCGGCGAACAGGTCACCATCGCCGCGACCGCACCCATCGCCCCCGGCGAACAACCCGAGCCGGAGCCCCCGCCAGAAGACCGCACACCACCCAACCCCGACACGACACGGGAAGCAGCAGCAGCAGCCCGATCGGACCGGATGCGGCAGCAGGCACAAGCCCTGCACGCCCTGCGCTTCACAACGGGCCGCTCACCAGAGTTGATGCACCCCGCGCTGTGCACACAGCACGCCTACTCCTGCCCGTTCACACACGCCGCGGTGAAGCTGGACGGCCTGCCACGGCCGGGGACGTCGGGCACGTATGAGGCGCGCCTCGACGCGTTCGGCCGGCTGTCGATCGGCAGGCTTTCCCCGCATCTGGATACGAGCGGGTTCCTGACCACTCTCTCTCCTCGGAGTAGTAATGGATTCGCTCGCAGCCGCGGCTGATGGCTCGCACATGTCGGGCGCGATGATCGCTTTGATGCCGACCGTGGAGGATGCGGCCCGGTTGGCGATCGAGGGCGGCGAGGTCGCCGAGCAGCTGCATTTGACGCTGTACTTCCTCGGCGACGACGGCACTGCGTGGACCGATGACCAGCGCAAGGAATTGGAAGGCATCGTTCGGGAACGGGTTGCTCTGTTCCCCCCGGTTGCCGCCCGCGTCTTCGGCGCGGCGCACTGGAATGGCGACGGGGACGATCCGGCCTGGGTCTGGTCCGTTGGGGACGGAGTTCCTGGGGAGGGTTTTCCGCTGGCGGCGGTGCACGAAGAAGTCGCGGATGCTGTGTTCGATGGGGCGCCGATCGGAGTAAAAATCCCAGCGCAGCACACGCCCTGGCAGCCGCATATTTGCGCCGCGTACTCCGACGAGCTGGACCTGATCATCGCGTTGGAGGAGCGCCTCGGTCCGGTCGCGTTCGACCGCATTCGGGTGGCGTTCGCCGGAGAGCACACCGACATCCCCCTCGGCGGCAGCATGACGGCTGCGGCCGGTCCGTTGCGTCGTCAGCCCACCGATTTGGAGCTCGCCTCCCGCGTCGACTTCGCCGAGATGGACAAGGCATGGCGCGACGCCGTCAACGCCACCATCGACGCCTGGACGGACATCCAGACCGTCCAGCGCGAGCAGATCACCGCCGCCGTACAAGCCGCAGCCGAGGCCGACGACCTCGACCGTCTCGACACTTTCACCCCGGACACCGGCGACGCCGAACGCCTGCTGATCGCCCGGATGATCGCCTACGCGCGGGAGGCCGGAGAGCAGCAGCAGGCCGAGGCCGAAGCCCAGGGCGTCAGCGTGCCGGAGTGGTCGCTGGACGATGAGGCGATCACTGCGGCGGCGATCCGGGACCGGCTGCGGCAGATCGGCCGGACGGCCGCGCGAGTGCTGGGTGTGGGGCTGGTGCAGTCGGCGGTGCGGCAGGCGATGCGCGTGTGGGGCTCCGGTACGGCCGCGCAGGTCGCCGCTCAGGTCGATGAGCATTTGGCCGGGCTGTCGGGTGCGCAGGTGGAGGAGCAGGTGGGTGCGGCGATGACGGCTGCTCAGAACGAGGGCCGCATGGCCGTCCTCGCGGTCGCCCCGCCCGCCACGTACACAGCTTCGGAAATCTTGGACAAATCGTCATGTAAACCCTGCCGGGACATCGACGGCACCAAGTACGCCGACCTCACCGCGGCCCGCGTCGCGTACCCGTCCGGCGGCTACACGGGCTGCCTCGGCGGCTCCCGCTGCCGAGGCACCCTCGTCACCGTGTGGCCTCAGGGTAGCGAGCAGGCAGCAGCCGGAATGATCTTGGCGGCGAGTGCCAACACAATGCCGCAGACCAACGAGCAGGGAGGCACCGTGCCGTACAGCATCGTGCAGGACCACCCGGACTGCGGTGCCGATACGCCGTGGGCCGTGGTGAAAGAGGCCGACGGCGAGCTGATGGGCTGCCACGAAACCGAAGCGCAAGCCCAGGAGCAGCAGGCCGCCCTCTACGCCGAGGAAGGCGACGCCAACCCCGGCGACGACGGCGACGAGGACATGGACTACGCAGGCAAGACCGCCCCCTGGCGTGGCCCCCTCGCCGTCGAAGGACAGGTCACCGGCGACGGCCGCGAGTTCGCCCCGGACGCGCTCACCTGGGCCGAACTGCCCGTGCCGCTCCGCTGGAACAAAGAGGACTCCCACGGCGGAGAAGCCCGCACGATCGCGGTCAACGTGGGCCGCATCGACAAGATCTGGCGCGACGGCAGTCTCATCATGGGCGAGGGCGTCCTCGACCTCTCCGACGACGACGGCCGCCGCGTCCACGCCAAGATCGAAGGCAAGTTCCTGCGCGGCGTGTCCATCGATGCCGACTCCATCGCTGACGCCGACGTCGAGTTCGTGTGGCCCGACGACGTCAACGCCGGGACGGAGGAAGCCGACGAGGGCGACCTGTTCGAGATGCTCTTCGCGCAGCCCGAGAAGATGATTTTCCACGGCGGACGCATCCGCGCCGCCACGTTGGTCGACATCCCCGCGTTCGCCGAGGCGTACATCGCCCTCCTCGACGAGGCCGGCGCTGTCGTGGCCGGCGGCCAGCCCGTCGGCGAGGCTGTCGTGCAGGCGGCACAGGAAGACGCTCGGAAGGCGAAGGAGTCCACGCGTCCGCTGCGGGTTGTCACGGCAGGGGCTGCCGCCCACCCGGCGATGGGCGACCTGTGGAAGCCGCCCGCCGAGTGGTTCAACAACCCGGCACTTCCCTTCTACTGCGGCATCGTCGTCACCGACCAGGGCCGCATCTACGGACACGCCGCACCGTTCGGGTCGTGCCACATCGGGATCGACGGTGAGTGCGTCACGGTGCCCCGAGAGAACGAGCACTCGCACTACATGACCGGTGAGACCGTCTGCGACAACGGGACGCGGGTGCCGATCGGCCAGATCACCGTCGGCACCGGGCACGCCCCCCTGCACTACGGGGCGCAGGCGGCGGCGGAGCACTACGACAACACCGGTTCTGCGGTCGCCGATGTGGCGGTGGGCAACGACAAGCACGGCATCTGGGTGGCGGGTGCGATCCGTCCGAACGCCGATCCGTTGAGCGTGTACGAACTGCGGGCGTCGGGCCGGGTGTCGGGTGACTGGCGTCGTATCGGCGGCCAGTTGCGGATGGTGGGTCTGCTGGGTGTCAATGTCGCCGGGTTCCTGGAGGAGGCGAAGATGCGGACGCTGGTCTCTGCCGGGCAGCCGCAGGCCCTTGTTGCGGCTGGTGTTCCGAGGCAGCAGTGGGCCATGTCGAAGGATGAGTCGGAGCGTCAGGCTGTGCGGGTCGTGATGCGGATGCTGTCCCGCCGAGTCCACCCGGGGAGGTGAAAGCGAATGTGCAGTTGCAATAAGAGGCGTCGCCCGACACCTCCGCCGCCGCCCCCTCCGAGCGCCTGACCTTTACTTATGCGGACCGGCGAAGTTAATTGACTCTTTGCCGGTCCGTGTGCTATGCGCTAACCTCCGTGATCAAAGGGCGCCAACACCGCAGGCGCACACCCCTTCACACCGGAGGACAACGTGCCAGCCGAGGAACTCTTCAGCGCCCCCACCGACCTCACCCTCGTCGGCGACGACGACCTCTCCGCCCTCGAAACCGAAGGCACCGCCGAGTTCGACCGCGTCCACGGCTCCGACAACGTCGACCCCGACACGCTCCAGTACGCGATGCGCCTCGCCAACGACCTCGACCGCATCCGCGCCGAACTCTCCGTCCGCGAAGTCCGCGCCCAGCGCAACGCCGACCTCGAACAGGCCCGCACCGCCGAGCAGCTCACCGCACTCCAGCAGCGCGTCCACGGCCCCACCGACGCGACCGCCCAGGCCGCGACCTCCGCGATCGACCCCGAAGCGATCGCCGCCGCCGCCGCGCGGGGCGTCACCGCAGGCATGATCGCCATGATGGGCGAACGCCGCGGCAACCTCGACCCCGAGGCCCTCGCACGACGGGCCACCGCGTCCCTCGCCGAGACCGCCCGGCACGCCCCCGCACCGAAGGTCCCCAGCGCGAAGCTCGCGGTCACCGCGTCCGTCGACATCCCCGGCGTCGCCCACGGCGGGACACTTCCCACCCTGCGCTCCCTCGCCGAAGTGGTGTCGCGCAAGGCCAAGTCGATGCCGGTCACGCAGAACAACCCGAACCACCAGCTCGTGGCCAGCATTCGCAACGACTTCTCGCACACCATCGACGACCGCACCAGCCCCGGACAGGTCAAGGACCTCATCGAGTTCCTCACCGGCCCGGACAAGCAGCAGGCGTTGGTGGCGGGCGGCGGATGGTGCGCCCCCTCCGAGATCCGCTACGACTTCTTCAACATCGCCTGCGAAGACGGCATGATCGACCTGCCCACCTTCGGCGTCAGCCGCGGCGGCATCCAGTTCCCCGTCTCCCCGAGCCTGGCCGACGCACTCGGCGGCGGCACCGCCTTCGCCGGATTCGCTGCCACCCTCTCCAACACGTCGACGCCGTTCCTGTGGACCGAGGCCGACGACATAGCCGCCGCCACCGGCACCCCGACGAAGCCGTGCATCAGGGTGCCCTGCCCGGACTTCGACGAAGCGCGCCTGGAGTGCTACGGGTACTGCCTCACCGCAGGCAACCTCACCGACGACGCGTACCCGGAGGCGACGCAGCACATGCTGCAACTCCTCA